GTACCTTCTTCATCAGTTCATTTACAACATCAGAATTTACTGATGTGTCTTTGCCATTCATGGATTTTACTACAGCGATCCCAAGATCTTTGTATTCTTCCATTGAAGTTAAATCTTCAAGTAAGATTCCCATGAATGATAAAGCTCGTGTGATTGCAAAAGTTTCAGCTATCTCAAGGTATCCTGGTTTATCACGATACTGTTTGCTATAACCTGTTGCTACAATTCTTTCTGGATCATAACCAAGGATCTCGCATTTCATAATTACATATCTATCTGAATGCTCAACGATCCTACAGTTAATACCAAACTCAGTGCCAAAGATTTCTCTAAAGTATTTTATCTTTGACCAAGCTGATACTGTCTTCTTGCCATGCTGATTAATGTATGTACCATTGGCTGCACATAGTTCATTAACCTGTTTTATTTTCTCTATCATTGTTACCTCTATGTTGTTTTATATGAACAAGTGTAGGCAAATACCTCTTTTGATTTGTGATATATCCCTGTCTTGTTTTTTCCTATATTGAATTTACTTGTGTGAACGTATGTGTTTTTTTTAAACAACGCATCACATAAGTAAGGATCAATTCCATTTGCTTTGTATTCATAAGAATAGCCTGTGCCATTCATAAGAATGATTGTTAAAATTATTTTCATCTAGCAATTAAATAAACTAGCAATATAAATATAACCATCACTAGAAATATTTTAATAAACATATCTCTAAATAATTTATCCTCTCGTTTTTTTATCTCACGCATTATAGCATCATGCCTGAATTGTTGTCTAATCTTTTCGTGTTGTTTAAATAAATTATTATATGTATCCATTATATATTATCCCACAAACTTGCAGCTTTTCTTACATACTCTTCTTGTAAATCCTTATACATAAACCCAGAAAAATCTGGTGGCGGAACTAACTTAGCCATGTCGTAAGGATTACCTTTAGTAATATAAACTAAGTTCTGTCTAATCTTAGCAGTGATTAAATCTTGTTGCACTAAGAACTCCATATACTCAGGTGAAAGCAATTCACAAGTATCAGGAGTAAACACATTAAAGTTATCTTGATTGACATACAATAAGTGTGGAGTTTTTTTTGTAGCATACCAATAAAAAGCACATTGGCGTACATGATTGATGTCAGGTTGTTTAGGTAAGTATCCTTTAACCCAACTGAAACCAGCTTTAGTATCTGATTTTCTTTTTGATCTGTGTTTAGTTTTTAATTCTACTAATTTATTTCCACTCATTTGTTCGTAATCTATTCTGCCAATCTTTGCTAAAACAATATCTTTAAATTTATGTGTGCAATATCTTTCGCTTGCTACATCATCACCAAGTTTAAGATCAGATAATGCGTTGCAAGTTATCTTAATCATATCTACTAAATAATTTTTAGTATCTTCGTGCTGCTCTTTATCTGCTTCGTTGTGTGGTTGGTATTTATCATACTCTTTTAATTCTTCTTGTATGATGGTGTTTAAATCTTTTTTCTCAATGAGCATTTTCTTTTCTGCTTCAAACATATATTTAGAAACATATCGCTGCGAAGCTCTACCAATAGATACACCTGCAGTCATACGATAATTGATATTCATTAATCTACGATCTTCTTGTGTGAAGTGGCAGTATCTTACAATCCAATCTGAGTTAGATAATGCTTCTTGTGATGGGGATGAGTGATCTAAATTTAATTTTTTGTAATAGCTTAAAGCTAGATCCTCATCTATATTTTTAATAGCTGAGATAGAATTATTCTTTGTTAAATCAATAACCATAACTTCCTTTCATTGTTTATAACTAACTAACCAATAAATATATTATTGTCAAATCAAAATATCTATTGACTGTTGATAACTATTATGGTTATTGTGGCAATCTTAACGAAAGGATAAACATGAAAACTAAATTTTATAAACAAATAACAAAGTTAATAATATCATATCGTAAAAAATATGATGCGTTTGGAAAGGAACGAAATGACACTGCAAGAGTACAAAGAAAAAAATAATCTAACGAATAAAGATCTAGCCAAGCTCATAGGATTGACAGGTAAAAATCCTATTGTGTCTGTGATTAGATATTTAAAATCAGAACGACTGCCTCATCCTAAATTTATGAGAGCAATAACAAATAAAACAAATGGTTTAGTTAAACCTAATGATTTCTATGAGGCTTGGTATGCGACACATAAACTATGACAAAGTAATTGTGGAGTGGTTAGATATACAATCATGCGATAACGCATGGAGTAGTTTAGATGAATTTGATAAATTAATTCCAGCTAAATGTACAACCATTGGTTATCTTTATGATGAGAATAAAGATTGGGTAAAAACCTTTGCCACATATAGCATCAACGAAAATTCAGATGATTTTGATGTTGGGGATGCAGTCGTTATCCCTCGTGGATGTATCGTATCAATTAAAAAAATAGAGAACTAAATGATTGATCAAGAACTAACAGTAGAAATTGTGTGCGAAATGTATGACGAGAAAATTCTTATTCTTAAAAAAGAAATAGATCGTCTTAACGAAGAGATCCAATGCTTACAAATGGAACTGAAAAAGGAAAAGGATAAGCATAGCGAAGATAACTATGATGAGTTGGGTTATTAATAAAAAAAAATAATAAATAATTATGCCAAAAAAAAAATATTTTACAGAAGAAGAAAAACAACAAGCAAAAAAAATATACAGAGAAAGAGATAATTTAAAAAAAAAATTAAGATATAAATTAGATAAAAAATTTAGAGAAAAAGAAAAAAAAAGAACTAGATTATACCACCACAATAATCCTCACATTGCATTAAAAATTAGAATCAATAGAAAAAATAGAATGAAAACAGATTTAAAATACAGAAATCATATTTTGCAAGTTAGAAAAAAATATTTAATAAAAAATAAAAAATTAATCAAAGAGCAAAGGAGATTATATTTTTTAAAAAATAAAAAAAAATTATACCAAAAAAATAAAGAATGGAAAAATAAAAATAAAATTAAATTTAGTTTATGGAGAAAAATTTATGAAAAATTACCGCATGTCAGAAATTCTATAAATGAAAGAATAAGAAAAAGAATGAAGACAGATCCTATTTTTAGATTAAGAAGAAATTTAAGGTTAAGATTGTACGAGTATATTAAATATAACAAAGGAAAAAAATATGGATCAATGCAAGAACTTCTTGGATGTGATTGGATTAAATTTAAAAAACATATTGAAAGTAAGTTTGTTAAAAATATGAATTGGAATAACTATGGAGATTGGCACATTGATCATATAATACCAATATCTAAATTTAATTTACTAATAAAATCTGAACAATTTAAAGCATGTAATTATAAAAATCTCCAACCCTTGTGGAGAATAGATAATATTTTAAAATCAAATAAAATTATTAATAACTAATGGCAAGATATAATTATTTTGTTGGTGGCTTTGGCGATTACTATTCCGAGTGGCATAGGAATAGGTGCGAGGGGATTGGTTTCTGTGATGTTGATCAGGTTTGTATTTGCATTAACAAAGGATGTTGGCAGCCTCTAGCTATAGTTGAAACTGTATATGATACAGGTAAAAACTATAAAAAATACACTAATGTTGTGGAATATATAGCCAAAGGCTTGGATATACCTTGTTTTTTGCTCTATTATAAGCCTATAAATGATAATGGTGTAGTATCTGGTAGCCTAGAGTTTAAAGTTAAGCGTCTATACCCCTTTAAAAGCGATTTAAACCATATTCCTGAGGAGGTTTGGTATAACACTATGTTACAATTACAACTTAAGCACAATAAACACTGCAAACATTTAAAATAATGGCTAAATATAATCAGCATGTAAGATTGCCGCTAAGTTTATTTAATCATCAAGGTTATCTAGGCTTAGCAGAGGAACATAAGGCTAAATGCTTGGCGATACTTGTAGTTCTTATCCGCTTTGCAAATCCTAAAACAGGCAGCTGTTATCCCAGATACTCTAAGATCAAGGAAATGGTAGGATTATCTCGCATGACACTCTATCGTTGCATTAGATTAATGATTGACGCTAAACTTATTATTAAGAAACGACTTTCATCAACAAACTTATACACATTATCGCCTGTTTTATTGGTAAACAATGTATCAGATAGATACCATGATGTATCAGATAGATACCTCAGTGGTATCAGTATGATACCTATTAATAAATATAATATTAATAATATAGTTTTAATAGATAATAGAATGAAAGATAGAATAGATAAGATTGTTAATGATAGATCTTTAGATAAACAAAGTAAGATAATTAAACTAGCTAGTCTACCCTTGGCGGAACTAAAAGAATGTATTTCTTATCATCCATACTACATAAGGAAAGCTATAGAGCAAAAAGAGCAAGAGCTGCGTGATGCAAGAGCTGTGCCAAAGCATATTGTAGAGCAAGCCATGACAGCAGCGGTATCAAAGACAATCAAGAATAGATCAGCAGCATACAAAGCAAAGGTGGAATACAATAAACGTAATGGATTGAATTGGAAAGGAGAACCTATCAAGAAGTAATGGCTGGTTTTCAATCTAAAAAAATATTCTGTATGGGTATCTCTAAACTATCTGGCAAACCATGTCAGGCAAAAGGTTTCCCAACCAATAGTTTTACAAAGGATAATGTACAGATTTATAAATGCAGGTATCATGGTGGAGCTAACACAGATAACTTTGGATTTAGAGATAGAGCAGGCAGAGGTGGATTTAAGAAACCAAATTATTCACATGACTCTAGGCTTAGACAGCTCTGTACTTTGAAACAATTTAAAGATAAACCCATTGAATATGTCAGAGATTACTACGAAAGAAACATCAAAGAACGAATTGATAATAAGCAATTCAGATCTGAATATAGTAGAAGAGCTACTCGTAAGTGGCAAAACACTTACCGAAATTTTCTCGGATCAAAAAGTATTGCCGATCAGCTTACACAAATTTCACTCTTGGTTAAGAAGACCAGAGAACAAGGAAGCAAAGAGTAGAATATTAGAGGCTCAAAAGTTAGGTGTTCAGACTTTAGTTGATTTGTTATTGGGTATTTATATGCAAGATATAAATGGTAAGCAGCTTGATCCTAATGTTATTGCATGGACTAGAGAAAAAACTAAGTTCATACAATTTCTTGCAACTAAAATTACAGATCTTTACTCAGATAATAAACCTCAAAAGACTAATGTTCAGCAAACAATCACTGTATCATGGCTCGATAGTGAGGATCTGAAGAAGCAATATCTAGATCTAGAAGCCGAGGAATTACAGGAAGTTAAAGCCAAAGAAATTTCAAATAATTAGAATTGATTATCAAATTTATAATCAATGGCTATGTGCTTGTCATCTTTGAAGATCACTTGTTTAACTTCTAGTTTATCTTTAAATATATCATCAACATTGTAGCTATTATCTTTGATATAATTATCCATAGCTTTATTTATTATCTTAGATAGCGTTGTCTCTTCGTGTACAGCACAAGAAATAATCTTCTTCCATACATTTAGTTTAATGGTTAATGTTTTTCTATTACGAACAACATCATCAGCACTCAGGTTAATTGTTTTTTTCATTGTGCACACTCCATTTCAAAACTATCTTCCATTAGTTTATGATCAAGCAAACGCCTTGAATACAATTCATATTCAATTATTTGTTGATAGATTATTTCTTTAATACCCTTTGAATGAATTGATCTATACAAGTCAAATTCATTTAATAACTTTTCATCATCAAAGGTGCTAATATATTCTTTCATTGTTTGGATTGAATTCATTATGCTACCTCCTGTTGTTTAACTTCTTCTATTTCTGTATCATTCCAACTTTCAAAGTAATCATCCTCTAGAGCTTCAATAATTTTATCTTCAAGAAAATTATTATAGGCTTCTTTTTTATTCTTACCCTCAACTATATATTTTCTTACCAAACCAGGATATTCTGTTATGATATATTGTTTCATTGTTTTCCCTTTCGTTAGTTAGTTAATCGCATAGCATATTTAATAACTTGCTTTGCGTTTTGTTTATTATCTACAAATAAAAATCTATTCTTGTCATAAGAATGATTTAAAAAAATAGATAATTCTTTTTTATTAAACTTAGCTATGGTCTTTGTTTTATAGTCTATAATGTACATGTTATATCCTTTCGTTAGTAGTTAGTTAGTTTAAAGTATTCATCTAGATACACCAATAAATGAATTGAAGCATAGCCAAGCAGAATAATTAGAGCTGTAATGATCAATGCTTTTAAGTCTGATCTATCAAACATTATGCAGCCTCCATTTTATTTCTGTTTATATCTAAATGATGAACACAATTACCCCATTTATCAAATAAATATTCGTTAGCCTCGCAATGATCATGTAATTCTTCTTCACTCATTTCAGAAAAATAACAATATTTATAAGTTATATTACCTTGTTCATCCTCTTCTTCACATTCCATAGGATCTTCATCAAGCCAATATTTAACTTTGAGTTTAGCCTCATCATTTAACTGATTATACTCATAAGCATTTACTTGTATTGTTTTCATATTATAACCCTTTCAGTTGTTATATTTTGTTTTATACTATATAACCATATTGGTGTCAATAGTATAGATCTTATATTTTAAGATCTCATTACCCTATAAAAAATATAGGGTAATAAGTTGTTAAAATTATGCTACCTTTTTGTTGAAATTATCAAAGTTAAATTGGTTAATTTCTTCTTGATCCAATTCCATAACTTTATTATTTGGAACATTATACTCATTTAAAAATTTATTAATGTGCTTACTAGTTGTAACTGACCAAAACTTCTTTGTTTTAAAAAAGCCTATTTGTGAGTTATAACCTGCAACAGGTGTTTCGTAACTAAAACATAAAGCAACATCATTATTGCTTACAACGTTTAAGTTTTTACTTATTGTTTTTATTTTCATAGTATTTACCTCTTATTTGTTGTTTAATAACCATTTAGGATATAATAATAATAATGTAAATAGTAAAAATGAATAAAAATATTAAGTAATTGAATTTATTATGTTTTATTTTTAAAGCGTTATTTTATGCGATTAAAAGAAAAGGAAGACAAAAAGAAAAGATATATAGAAAAGAAATAACCTTAGATTGTATTAGATAAAACATTTAAGCAACCAATCAAAAACAATAAACGAAACAAAACCTTTGATTGTGTGAGTAAGTGTGTTGCAATAATATCACATAAATAGTTGCATTTAGATCACACATCCGCATTCATTTAAAATGTGTGTATGCAGTCGGATATCTATTATAAGTTGTGTATTTGTTTGAAGTGATAATAAAAAGTTATAGGAACAAACGATCTATATTTAATATCCGCCTAAAATGCTTTTAAAAATATCATAATATTTATTGGTGTTATTGTAGAAATTGAAAACACAATAGGGGGTATACCCCAAAATCCAGCCGCACTTCAGATGTTGATATAGATGGGACTTATTAGGATACCTTTAGCCATAGTCAGTTTTCGCCACAGCACACAGGCTATCCCCATAAACAACCCACACCTTTTTATTGCAAAGCCAACCTTTTTATATATTAGTGAAATACTACTAATAGTATATGTTTGACATAATGCACCAAGATGATGAAGACTATTACAACGCTAAAGTAAAAGCTGTTGTATTTATAAATCAAGATAACTCTATCACAGTTAAGTTTACAGGTTTTGAAGATAAAGAACATTCAGCCATATTCAGTTCTTGGTTAATGATGCTATTGAACATTGAGAATGCAATCATAAATGATAGCAAATCAAAAGCCATACACTAATGAACATACCTATTACAGAAACAATTATTAATGTTGGTGATAGTAAATACAAAGTTCCTTATGCACCAAGAAAAGAACAAGTAAGATTACATTTTAAATTAGTTAAGAAAAGATGGTCTGTATTAGTCTGCCATAGAAGGTTCGGCAAAACAGTTTGCATGATTAATCATTTGATTATGTCAGCACTCAGATCAACACAAAACAATCCTAGATTTGCTTATATTGCACCTACCTTCAAACAAGCTAAATCAATCGCATGGGATTATATGAAACAATACACAGCTCTAATCCCTAATGTTAAATTCAATGAAACAGAACTACGCTGTGATTTACCCAATGGTTCAAGAATAACATTATTAGGATCAGAGAACTCAGATGGATTAAGAGGTATTTATCTAGATGGTTGTGTCATTGATGAGTATGCCAATGTGCAAGGAAAATTATTTACAGAAATTATACGACCAGCACTATCCGATAGAAAAGGTTGGTGCGTATTTATAGGAACACCACAAGGAACAAATAATAACTTCTATGAATTATATCAGCATGCACAAGGAGATGAAGATTGGTTTCACTATAAAGCTAAAGCATCGCAAACTAAAATTGTAGATAATGCAGAATTAGAAGCTGCTAAAAAAGTCATGGGTGAAAAGAAATACCAACAAGAGTTTGAATGCGATTGGATTGCCAACATAGAAGGTGCTGTGTATGGAGATGCAGTTGCTAAAATGGAAGATGCTAGGCAACTAACAAGAGTTCCTTATGATCCATCTTTACCTGTAAACACTGCTTGGGATTTAGGTGTGTCAGATCATTCAGCAGTTATATTCTTTCAACAAATGGGAAGAGCTATAAACATTATTGATTACTATGAAGAACGTGGTCAAGGATTACCGCACTATATTCAAATGCTACAATCCAAAGATTATGTTTATAAAGATCATTTTGCACCACACGATATTGAAGTTACTGATTTTAGTAATGGTAAAACAAGACGTGAAGTTGCTTATCAATTAGGTGTTAATTTTAAAGTAGTTCCTAA